TTATACTTCTTCGATCTTTTTCAAACGTTTTTCCATATCAGTGAGACTACCATTCATCTGAACAAACAAGGTAAGGAAATTCTTCCTCAGCCTATTCGTCACGATTGCGGATTCTTCTCGAGTAATCATTGCCCCCGGACGTGTCCCGTCAAAATACCCATTGGCTGTAACCTCTGCCCATGTCTCTGCTGCCCATGGGCTCACAACGTTAATGTCACGTTCTTGTGTCACTGGCTTGTCCTCCTTAATTGGCGTTTGCCCATAGTAGTGAATTAAGTATTGTGTCGGCTCCACAACGCCCGTTTCGGTGGCAGTATAACCAAACTGAGGTGTGTAAGCTTTACGCACTTCATAATGAAGGTGTGCCCCACTACTGATGCCGGTACTGCCCTGTTTACCGATCAGTTGACCACGTTTTACTTGTTGGCCAACTTTTACGCCTTCAGCTGATAAATGGGCGTAAACGTGCAGATAACCTTTGTCGTCTTTAATGGCCACAACGATTCCATAATTACCGAAGCCGGATCCGGACACACCCATTTTTGCATGGATTACCTCTCCAGCCACAAAAGCATAGATGGGTCCGTCTGCTGGTGTGACGACGAGATCCACACCCCTGTGAAACTTATTAACCCCGCTCACTGGATGCTTCCGCATTCCGAACGGACTTGTGAGCCGGTACCCTTCAAATGGATTACTCATGTCTTTCTCCCTTCCATATCGTTCCTTGAGATCCGCCAACGATCCGCTGTACTCGTTCAGATCCACGTTGCCGGCAATGCCCGGTACCTTACCTGAGTCGCTATATTGCCATACGGTCCAGGTCTTCCATGCAGGCTGATCATCTGGAACACGAGTGTTACTGTAACGTGCAATCCAAAGATCATAACCGGACAAGCCAGTATCAAAATTGCCTGCGAATGAGTTGCCTGTATATATGATCGGTTTGATCCCTGTCAGCCGCTCCAGCTCAGTCAAGAAAGCTTTGGCCACAATGTTAATCTGTGCCTTGCTGATCCCCTCAGGATTGTTCTCGTAGTCCATCACAGGCGGTAACTGCAATGCTTTTGCCCCGCCAATCTCCTCGAGGGATTTTGCATAATGAACTGCTTCAGCCTTTGCTGCAGCTGCTGACGTGGCCCGCAAGAAATGATACGTACCAACCATCAACCCCGCCGACAACGCCCCTTTAACATTGGTCGTGAAATTCGGATCAGTGTATGTCTGACCTTCCGTAGCTTTGATAAATACGAATTCCCGCTTGTCTGCCTTCACCTTCAGCCAATCAATCTTGCCCTGGTAACGGGAAACATCGATCCCTTGAACGTTACTGTCTTTTCTTTGTTGCATCGTAATCACTCCTTAAACTGCAGGCTTTTGAGTCGTTTGGTCTTGATCTTGTTTCGGTGGATCTGGCAGGTTTGGATTCTCAGGAACAGCGCTCTTAGACTCAAAAATTTTCACAGCATTACGCAAGACATCAGGCATAGGTACACCCATGCGTCCCAAGTTCTCAGTGATAGATAAGAGCTCATTCGCTAAATAGAAGAAGATAACAGCGTCTTGGATGATCCCTGTACCTCCGGTCACGATAATATCCACAAAATGTGAAATGGTAACCACAAGAAAAATGGCCGCTTTACGTGCAATACCTTCAAAGCCTACACGGCTGCGCAACTCATGTTTGATCCAGGCTGCGGCCCATCCAGTCAACCAATCTACAACAACAAAAATCAGTAGTATATTAATCAAAATTCCCCAACCTCCATAGAGGTACCCCGCGCCAGCCCCCACAGCTGCGGATACCATTTTAATGACACCAGACATCCCCTCGTTCATGTCGTTTCCTCATCTCTTTATAATGTGCATTTCACTGGCCACTCCAGACACAACAAATAACACGTTCCGGATCCGGACGTGCTGAATTTTCTATATTCACCTGACTTATATCACCCCTCTCACAACGTCACACCCTTTCCCTTTTTGCCTCTCTATATCATTGCAAATCCGTTAAATCAGAAAAGCTTCCCATACATACTGGACCGCACCACCCGCGGTTACGGGCAATAAAAACGAGTCGGCAGTAATGTATGCATTACTTGTTATGGATGGGATTCCACCAGTTGAATATTCATAGACTCTGATAGGCCAAGAACTACCACCAGAACCAGTTGTGTAAAAATTGTATCCCGTCCCTTCCTGGGTCGGAGCCGCGGAACGAGAAAGGAAGTTGTAAATGGAGTTTACGTTGGACCCCGCACCGTTAATCAGTCTTATAATTATCCTGTTCGGTCTGAAAGGTAAGTCTGTAACCTGTAAGAATACTAATCCTACGTTGCCTGAATCCATTGCAAAATTACGATTTGAAGCAGATGGCGCAATAGGACCACCACTTGCAAACTTAATTGGACTCGAACCACCCAACCCGTAATTGCCCAGCGAGAAATTATCAAGTGTCGGCATTAAACCACTTCCTTCCCGGAAACGTGAACACTCACAAGGCCGCTAGCGGAGCATGCGATAGTTTGTCCATCCTCAAGAACCGCATCAAACGTGGGTACTACAATTGTGTCGTATGCTTTCAGTTTAAACCCACTTACAACCGATGTGCCTGCGAATGACACGCCTAAAGTAACTTCAGACCCGTTAACATTAGCAACTACCAAACTTTTTATAATTCTTTTTGTGTTTGATTGTGGAACTATTAGTTTTCCGCCTTCGTTAGCGGCTACGCTTGTTCGGGCCATTCGTCTTGCATAGTAATAATCGCCACTGCTATCGTTTGTATCATATTCCACACCGCTAATGTAATAACTTACAACGCTCGAAACTGAAGCGCCTATCCGTATTAGATCCCCTGTACCTGATAAAACTTGATCTAATACGGGTACAACAATTGACTCTCCGGGTTTTATGCTATACCCGAATAAGAGGTAGTACCCGTTCACTATCACATTTACAATTACTGCACTAGCGGAAGAATTGTTCAGTATCATAGATTTCATAATGGTGGCTTTTTGACCGCTAAGAGGCGTGTATACAGTTTGTGCGCTTCCCGATGATGAATTCACCAATCCATTCCCTAAAACCCTGTAAACATCAGGCATCTAAAAACCTCCCCATGGTTTTTGTTTTGGTTTGGTTACAATTTCATATAAAACAAAATCGTCACTTTCAGCGGTGTATGGCAAATCCAAACCGTTTGGACTTGGAGCAAGTTTAATTCTCGTGAAACCTTTTGTGCCTCCGGCAAGTGTTGTCACGCCGTGTATATTAGACACGATCAACCGGATTTTTGCTTGTGATACTCCTGCCGGGATCGTTACCATTGCTGATTTACGATGCCAAGTCGAATTTAAGTTGGCATCTAATCTCCCAATCACCTCGCTATTACTGGTGTTAATCAATAGAATGTAATACTCCCCGGCTGTCATGCCATTCGTGAAAAACATCGCTTGTAAATTGTGTATCCCCGCGTCAATCAAGATAGTAGAAGATTCAAGAATGGCAAACGCCCCAGGAGTCAAAGAACCCGATACATTGAAGTATCTCAGCCCCCTGCTATTGGCTATATTATTCAACGCCCAAGGAATATTGGATATATCGGTCCATCCATTAAACCCTAAGTTTGCAGCCGAGTTTTTTACAAGGTTGGAAGAAGAAGCACCAATGATAGGAGTAACCGCCGCATTAGCATAATCCTGAGCGTTTTCGTCAGCTTGGGTCAGTATTTCTTCAAGTTCTGCTCTTGTAGGTACTTTCTTCCACGCACCCCATCCAAAATAGTAGTTTCGTTGAAAAACCTCTAAGTTATCAGGCTGGAAGGTGGTCAGGGTTTGCAACACTCCCGCATGCGGTTCGACTGTCAAGTGGAACGCTTCTCCTGTTGGGGAATTAAGCAAGGTTTCTACAGTAGCGTTAGCCGGGCAATAATAGTTGCCCTCTTCCATATAGGTATTAAGGTCTCCCCCCGCAGGAATGACAATCGATTTCTTAATGAATCCATCTTGCAACCCATTAATTTCTTCTCCGATTGCGTTCAAGTCAGACGCTTTAAAAAAGTCTTCCATTGTCCAATCTGTCTTTGCCATTAGTTTGTCACCTCAGTTATATCAAAAGTTTCAAGCATGAGATTGTCCGATGTGATTGGGACGTTGACTGGTTTGGAACTTATTCGAAGGTTGTCCCCTTTGACCTCAATCAGTGTCACCAAGGATACATCATCTGCTGGGATCAGAAAGTTGAGTACTACTGTCGATGCAGTGACCTCTTTTACTATGAAGTCAGTGATCTCGTACACTCCATTCAGAACCACTTTTGTAATTCGAGAATTGAGATGTAAAGCCAAATCGTTCAATATCTCTTGATCCATTACAGTGTCACCTCCGGCCCTAAATCCGCAAATGGCTTCTCGCCAAGCTTCCACGATCCATCAAGCTTGTAATTCCAGCTGACATCACGTTTAACAGTCGTATGTTTAACAGCAATTCGATGTTGTAAGGATGTGCTCTGCTGGTATACCATGTTCGCAGGCTTCACCGTTTGGATAGTGTGTTGCACCTCTTTAAAGAGGTTGGCGTTCTCTATGTTTGTTGTTACCATCAGTAAGAACTCTGCCGGGTTAACCGACACAACGGCCATGCCTGGTCCAATCAACCGATCGAGCTGAGCCTGAAGCCAACGATGTGTGAACGGCGGTTTGGTCGATTGACGGTTAATGATACGGCGTCGGCGAAAGTCTAAAGATTCCTTTGAAGGATCAGCCTGAATTCGTAACATCTTTTCCCGGCGTCGGATTGACGTTGAGCTGGCTGTCATGATGAACATGTCATTACGTTGACGCAAGACCCCAGCAGCAATGTTATCCAATTCTATTTCCTGTGCCATGAGTAACGAGGACATTTGCTTACTGTCCAAATAATACGACGGTAAATACTCTTGTAATCTACTCACTCAGTATCACCGTCCCTTTCTCCGGTACTAGCTCAACTCCAAGAATGATGTTTGTTGCAGATCCGTTTAACTGTGTACCAATCACATCTACAACCCCAGAAACGGTCAGTATGCGCGATTCCAGCGGCGCAACACGTATAATCAATGGCGCTTCAGATTCCCATGATTGACGTAAAGCAAGGAGGTAAGCATTGATCACTTCTTCAACGTCTTGCTGCACTTGTCCGATTGTTGTATCACCATCTAATGTCAATGTGGTTGTAATGTTAATCGTGAACCAGGTAACCCCATCTATCGTTACGGTATGGCCGATTGGAGCTAATCCGAGCCCCTGTCCTGCAGAAGCCACCGGATCAACGAGTTCTTGCAACTGATTGATTAGAGCCGTTGAAGGCGGGACGTTCCCTGTTGCCATGATCGTTGCTTTAACAGAGCCTCCACCTTGCCAAACTGGAGTGATTCGCACCGCTCCAATCCCATCCAAAGCTCTAATCATCTGCCGGTAGTCAGCAACATTGCCGCCAAATGGTTGTTCATTTATTTCAACAAAAAACCGTTCACGCAGCTGATCGTCCGTTTCTTCGTCTTCCCCAGGTACCAGGATGTCGCTCAGGGTTGCCAATGCTAAATCGTTAATGTACTCCATGGGTAGCAACGAACCAAATGGGGCGTTCCCCAGGACTCCTGCAGTTTCAGAAGTCACTTTGTACACGCCTTGTGAAATTCTTTCGGTGACTACATAGTTCAAATCCTCAATAAAAAAGCGGCTGCCGATCGCTACATCAATACCTGCTCCATTTGAATCCAAGAACGTACCCTTTCGAACTGCATACGTTGCTCGCTTCCGATTAACTCCCCATTCAGCTGTTCCTGCAGTAAGGTATTCTCCCGTTGCTGTATCGACGTTGTATAAGTCGTCACCGGCAGACAAATCGATATAAACCTGTGTCAATTCGACTGCTACAGGCGCTAAGGCATCATATATGATACTGCCTGGCCGTTTATCAACGATATCAGGTACCCGATCGAGCATCCTCTGCAAGATGGCTTCATATTCGTATTCTTCTGTATCAAACACTACCGACCACCTCCGTCAGCCGCAGATCTCCTTCGTTTGTGACAACGGTGAATGTGACCGTCGCACTGTCACCCTGCTGCTCGATATCAAAATCCTTCACCTCGCTGACTCGCTCATCGTAAATCAGTGCCTCAGTGATAACCCTTGGAAGCTCCGATGCTACAAAACCCGCACTTGTTGCCAGGCCGACAACCGTGTCCGATTCTGCGCCATATGAATCTGGATAAATTACATGTTCGAACCGAATCGTCCGAATGGCTTTAATGATAAATTGCTTCATCGCTTCCAGCCCATCTATAACTCTTCCGATTTCGCCAGTTGCTGGATCAAATGAATATGTCCGTGTCGGTTGGATCTCAGAACTGAAGAGATCCGGCACTTGAATATTCAAATCAGGAGTTAGCGCCATATTTCACCAACCTTTCTGAAATGACGAAAGACTGACCACCTTGTACACTCATAACCAACACTTTGTCTCCTGCTTTCAGTTCATCAAGGAACGTAACCGTTCCCGAACAAATACCGGAACCCGTTATTTTTCCATTCCCAGAATACTCTTCGGTTTGAATTGTACCTTCCATTTCAAAATCACCTTCTATTTCCACCTCACGAGTATAGGAGGTAAGACGTTCCGATACTGACAGTATTTCCGCTGGTATCGGGTTCTTGGTGTCCAACCCTATTTGGATACTCAGTCCAGGTGGCGGAGTTAATACAGTGGCTTCAAGCAATTGAACAGGACCTGCAGCAGCTACAGCAGCCACAGCGGCCTGTTTGATAATATCCAACATCTTAAATCACCCCAATATCTCCTTGCGAAGTTGTTCCGCAAACTCTTTGTCCTCATCTTCCTTGCTCTTTTTATTGCCGTCTTTCTTCTTGGACTTATCTTTGTCCTTATCTTTGTCAGAATCGCTTTCTTCCGGTTCAACAGTCACATCGATATCTGGCAGATCATCGGTCTTGGTCAACGTAAGAGACATCATATGTTCGTTACCGCTAAAGGAATGGTTATCCTCATCAACATAAAAAGCCCGGCTTACGCCGAGCTCTTTGGCTATTACATATACTGCAGATCCAGAGATCACAGGTGCGATACCGAGCGCATCGATGGAAAACGTCTCGCCTATCTTGCCTTTCTCCATCATCATGGACGTTGCGCGTTGCATTAGCTGCGCCTTGTTCAGCTCGTCAGACACTTCCTCGTAATATTGGAGTGTACCGAAACGCTTCTTAGTCGTTGGGTTATCCACCTTCGCAATGTGGGTGGCACTTACCTTTTTCTTTTGGACCGTTTCCTTCTTACCCTTTTTGACCTTGGTTTCAATGGTCGTATTCGTTGTAGACGTCAATTTAACTTGGGTATAGGTATCCTCAATCGACTGCGCAAATGAATAATCGACCAGGTTGGCCCCGTCTTCGATCACCCATTTATGTGCGAGATCCACGCGCTTGGTCAGGTGAAGCTTGCCCTTATCGGAATACAAGTAGTATTTAACGCGGGTATGCTTATATGTCAGGCTTATTGCAGTCAAGATCATATCGAACAACGTCCCCTGAAGAATACGGGTAAGCCTATGCGGCGTGTCTGCAATCTTGCCGATCGGGATGCCGAAATCACCACAAATACGCCGGACTATCTCACCCAGCGTTTTCCCGGTAAATACGTATTTGTCCTCGGATTTGGTAAGGTACACTAGATCGTCATAAGCTGTTAAAGCAAGGCTACCGCTCTTGGTACGATCCTTGGTAAAAACTGTTCCTCGGAAAAGCTCCTCGCCTTTCCACTTGAATAACAGCTGATCCCCCACGTCCACTGGCTGTTTTCGATGCATCCCCCGCGTCGTGGATAGAATATTTGCCGTAAGGGTTCGGGGGGCTTTCAACTTTTGGCCAGACCATTCCACATCCTGAACAGGCAACTCATAAGTTCCATTGCTTCGAACAACAAACAGATCCATCATTTCAGCTTCAGCCCCTGCCCTGGCTTGATAGTGTATGGTGCTTTTATTTTGTTAATCTCGGCAAGCTTCTGCCACGTTGTTCCGTTTGCTTGTGCGATCTTCCATAAGCTGTCCCCAGATTTCACCGTGTAACTGGCTGGTGTCGTCTTTGTACTTGGTCGTGCCGCTGTGCTGCTCGTGGTCACCTTCGTGCTTCCATTACTGGCTTTTTTGGAGGTATCAAGCTTACGAATCGTCACGAATTTGTATTCACGCAATGAAAGATCGTAATAGATGGTTTCGACGTCTCCGCCTTCTTCCCGGTACACAAAGTCTTCAACCGTTGCAGCGAAATTCCAAGCGGTACCAGAGACAAGGAAACGGATCGGTTTATTAGATGCCTTCCACTTTTCGATCATGGCCACTGCTTGTTTAGGGTTCGGAATATCCTCATATTCACAATATGGCCCCCAAGTAGCCGGGAAAAAACTGCTGAACTCGAACGTCTTGAGAACGGGATCATTGATTATGGCCACTTCACCGATCCCCGCCACGTCAACGGTCGTCGTTTGGCTGGCGTTACCGATTGTGATATCTGGCGGATTGACCGGCAGGCGCAACCGCTCAGCGTTGTTGTTCCATGATAGCCAAATTTCACGACTCCGACTCATACGAATTGCACCCCCTGTGGTCCAAGATTTAATTCTTCTTGCAATGCCTTTTTGATCACACGCACTACTTTATTAGCGTCCATATCGTTGGAGTAATGGTTGTCACCTGTGATATTAATGCTGATTGGAGCTGCTGCAGGTGAAGCAGTTTGACTTCCTCCGGATGCAGCCATTCCACGGATCAGTTCCGCTTCTTCGCGCGGAAGGACTGTCTCTCCTTTGTGAAGATTTGCTTTGTAGTTGTCATAAGGGATGTTCGATATCCCTTTGGCGTGGCTTTTCGTGTAACCCTCTAACAAATTTGGCAAACCCGCATTGTGTGCTACTTGAGAAACGGTTTTTTGTGCAGTTCGTGACGCTTCAGTCTCCATCAAAGGAATCTCAGAAATATTAAAACCTATAGGCCCGCCCAAATTTTCAGGTAAAGGGATACTTAACCCATTGAGTTTTTGAATCAACCAATTGACTTTCCTTAGTATCCAGTTTACGCCTTCCGCGACAGCATCTTTAGCTCCTTGAAAAGCATTAGAAACAATGCTGGTGATTGTATTCCAGTTTTTCCAGACTGCCCACAATGTCGTGAGTGCTGTAACAACCCATCCAATCACAGGTACAAAACGTAACAATCCGCCAGCTACACGACCGATCCAAGGCAAGAATGGTTTTGCCCATTTGAGCACTTTAACAAAACCTTTGCCCAACCAAAGCAAGGCACTCCCTACCCATTTCAACACACTCCATCCGATCTTGAGCACTTTCCAAAAAACACTGAATACTGGAGCTGCTGCTTTATATACCTGATATCCTTTCGCAGCACCATAGACACCTAAAAACGCAGCACCGACTACTTTCAGGATGGGCAACAATGTGTCCCAGTTTTCAATCACCCATTGAATGCCTTTGGACAACCCATTGGCAAGCTCGCCCGACAGTTCAGCTACACTTTCCGTAAACTTGGCTATCGATTTTTGCCCTTCAGGCGACGATGCCCATTTGTTGAGCTCAATGAACGCTGGAGTAACTGCTGTTATCACTGATTGCCCTATTGTCTTGAGTGTCTTGCCGAGGGTACGACTCGCATCGTTGATAGGTGTCATGGGATTGTTTTCCCGCATCGATGTGAATTGTTTCTCCAGTTCTTTGCTTGCTTCAAGTGGCTCATTGATTGCACGAGCTGCGGCCAACACCGGTTCCTTGATGTCTTCATATTTGGTACCCAATAACTCTGTTGCGTAGAGCGCCCGTTGGGCTTCGCTTGGAATTTTGGACAAGGCTGTAGCAAATTCAAACATTACTTTTTCACCGGATAACGTTCCCGCATCCATAGATTTGTAAAGTTCCCTAGTACGGGCTTTGCCGAGCACTTTAGCCATAGCTGTGATCTGGTTGTCTGTCAGTTCGTTACGTCGAATATTGAATTCCCGGAACATATCGGCTGGCTCGTCGAAGTTACGACCACCAGCTTGAACAGCGGCGACAAACGCCGAACCGACCTGGCCCATGTTGAGCTGCAAATCCTTGAAGGTGGAACTATACTCGTTAATCGTATCCAGGTAATCATCGTACTGATCTCCCGCGTTTTTGATGACATAGGCAGACACATCGCCAATCTCGCTCATGCTTCCGAGTTGGTTTTTATATGCCGAAGCAAAAGCACGGTCAACCTCGGGTATGTCTTTACCATACAACTGCGCAAACATGGCTGATGTTCTGGCGGCTTCTTGAAGCGCCTTGCCCTGCAGATTAGTCTGCTGAGCGAAATCAACGAGAGACTGAGCAACCCCAGAACGTTCGGTGCCGATGTTTTCGCCATAATAAATTTGATCCGTCATAGATGTAACCTGAGGTTGGCTGATACCGCTGATTGCTGATGCCCTTGCGTCGGTCTCAAATGCATTTGCACCTTGTGCAAGAATGGCGGTACCACCGACAGCTGCCCCCAGGCTAAACATACGGTTCTGTATCCCGGCAGCAGCACTCTCGATACGTGCGATTGCACGAGTTGCAAGGTCCTTTACCTTGATGACCACTGTCGCTGTTACTGCACCCACCCGACGAGCCAAGTTGCGCACCCTGTTTAACCCTCGGGTAGCCAAGTCTCGTACCCGTGTCTGTATCGTAACTCTCATACTGTTAAGGTTACGGGCTAATGAACGCAACCGGGTCAGTCCACGGGTTGCAGCATCACGCAAGCGAGTGCGCAGAGTTGCTGTATACGATCCAAGTGCTGTTGCTAAAGAACGGATACGGGCTAACCCTCGTGTCGCCAGATCCCTCAGTTTGGTGCCGACAACTACCGCTCTACGGTGAATCGAATCACCTAAACGACGTATGCGCACAAGTCCCCTGGTCGCCATATCTCTCAAATGTGTTCTTAATACAGCCCTACGCCATCTGAGATAAGCCATCGTCGCCCTGATCCGAACCAATCCGGCTGATGCCTCATCACGTAATCGTGTACTGATTACAGCAACCAAACGACTTATACGCGGGACTCGTGCCGCTAGATCGTTAAGCGCCCTAGTAGCCCAGTCTCTGACACGAGCTGCAACGGTTACTGGTCTGCGACGGATATCTTCAGCCAGACGTCTGAGTCGTGCTAAACCTCGACTGGCCCGATCTCGGATAGCTGTCCTAATAACCGTGGCACGCCGATTTAGATAGTTTTGCAGATCCCTGATCCGATTTAGCCCCCGCGTTGCATTATCACGTAGCCGAGTTTGAATAATCGCCCTGGTACGCGACAACGATTCAACCCGCCGCTGCACTTGGTTTATAGTATCTCTGAGTCGCCGAAAATTTCCGCCCATTTGCCTAACGCGGTTACTTATACGATCTCGGATGTCAAACATGGCGGTTAACGTTGCCATTCACATCTTCCTTCCTACGCAAAAAAGGGGGCCCATCGGCCCCTTACTTACGTTTCTTATTTTCTCTTTCCTGATCAGTAAGATACTGATCGATTGAGCCATAAATAAAAGCCCGATGGTACGGGTCCATTCCCCATAGATCCTGCGGCAAGATATGCAGCTTATGCAGGGCATAGTGGGCGTATACGGCATCCCGATCATCGGACTTGATTAGTTTTTTACGTCATCGATCAGTTCATCTTCGGATTCGTCAAAACCGTTGATCCGATTGGATTCCTGCATCCATTCCATATATTCTCCGCCCACAGACAGGACGGCCTTAGCTAGATCAACAGGATCGGTCAGGCCGTATGACTTGAGCAATTCAGCATTTCTAAAGTCAGGGTACAACGTTGACTCAATGGCAATCCGGAGAGACAACCGTTTGCCGTCAAGCTTTTCGCCAACTTTCTTACCCTTCTTAATTTCCGGCTTGGTGCATTCCGTTTCCAACTCGTCAATCCGGGTTGTCCCCAAGGCCTTCATGATAAACGGGATAACCTTCCCCTTTTCATCTTTATAACGCTGAGTGATAATGACTTCCTCTTCTTTAACCTCAGCTGCCTGCCCTTTCATAAAAAACGCCATATTCTTGCTCATTGTTCAATCGCTCCATTTCAATTAATTTTTTTAGCCCAATGTCGGGGCGGTAAATGTATTTGGCATATCAACATCGTCAAACGTGAAACTAACTTCTTCATCCAACGCATCTGCTTCGGTGTCCAACTTGGCAATAACCACGCTATCCAAGTTAACCCCTTTAAGCACCACGGTTTGTGCCCCGATGCTGGATGTTGGGTCATCATTCGTGATTTGGATATCAAAATACGTATCCCTACCATTTTTCATATATTCCATCATCAGCTCACGGTACCTGGATGTTGTGTAGTAAATAGTCATCGACCCCGAACCAGACCAGCCTGTCGCCTTGTGTTGTACACCACGACGACCAAGTGTCTTAATCTCAGCCTTCTGTTTCTCCACTGTGGCTTCAAGTGTCTTCACATAGAACATTTCTTCTGCAACACCGTTGATCGTGGCAAAAGCACGTCCTTCCTGCCCCGAGATGGCATCCTGTGCTTTAAGGAATCCCATAGATTACTTCACCCGCACTCTCATATAGATTTTCTCGATACTATCCACTGGTTGAATGTCCAGTTCGACGAATATAGAATCCTTGGCTTCCCCAGCCAGAACAGACACATCCGTTTGACTATTGAAATTCTGGATAGCGCCGAATCCCTGATAGCTGTTTACAATGTTGGTCAAGGCAGAACGGAACAAATTTCGACCATCTGCGGAATTGTCCGTTTTGCCAATATAGTATTGTTCGAATGTATCCTTGAAATCGTTAGCTAAGCCATCCAGCACCCGGATAACTCGGTTTTTGGAGCGCTCTGCCCCCTTGGTCAGGTTATACGTCCGGAATGTGTTAATGTCTTGTTCCACAATGGCACGACCCCGGCTTGCCGTGAACAGGAATTCCCCACGCAACATTGCCTCTTCGATCTGGCTGTTGGTATACTTCACATCAACATCAACTGCATCGTCATAAGCAGCATAAGTCAGAGACTGGCTAACCGCAGCTCCGGCCGTTGCACCAGCAACCCAAGCAACAGCTTTCACCCGGTCAATTACAGTCTGATCGGACAATACAACGCCGTTTTTGACGCTGATCACACCTTCGTAATCGGCGGTAGGGTAGTTCGGTACCACCAGTTGAATCTTCTTACCTTCATTCTCTCGCTGCCGCTTAACAAAAGCGGTGTAGATTGCCTTCAGTGTCATCTCATCCGACATTAGACCCACCGTGTTGAAGTCAGTCACTTCAAGAAGCTCCAGATATCCGGTGTGATCAGCATTGGTTACTGCGCCATCGGTACCTCCTGTGAGTGGAACACCTGCGGAAGCAGTGAGATCCTTGTCTGCACCGGATGCTGCGAATGTTACCCATGCGTTTTTGATGAGTCCATCGATGTCGGAAACAGTCTGCTTGTCCTGCTCTGCGCCTGCGACCAACGTGGAAACGTCAAATTTAGTCGTATCATCAATATTGGCTTGAATGACAATGGTGATGTCGTTACCCCTCACACCCCCATGAATACCCGTCACTCTCAAGTTACCGCTTGTAGCCGTTGCCTTAACTCCTTCGTTCAAGCGATAGAGCAATAACTTCTGCGCACGTTTCAACGTCTCGCGAACGGGCAACATCTCGGCCGCTGTGATGTCATATCCAAGCGCGTCGAAAGGATCTGCTCCAGCTTCCACGGTTACCAGTTGTTTGGACGGCCCCCAACTCAGCGGTACTGCCATGGTCACCGTACCACGCTCTCCGAGGGCTGTTGTTGCAGTGCCAACAGATTCAAAATTCATATATACGCCTGGGCGTACTTTGTTTTGTCTTGTCCAAATTCCTCCGGCCATTAGAGCACCTCCCTTGATTTAAATGCATTCATCTGTCGTAGGACTTCTTCATGCGTGTACGTCTGGCCATCCTGCAGCAAGGCCACAAGAACATCCTTTTGCGCATTGCTATAACGACTCGACTGCAAGAACTGCTCCTTGCTGAAGCGCGGTTCTGCAGGTGCAGCTTTGGCCGCCTTCGTAGTACGTTCTTCTTTAACTTCACTCATGAATTTTTCACCGCCTAATTCCTTGATTTAAAAACAAAGAGCCCATCTTGTCGTATTCCACCCGGTTATACTGATACCGAGAAGTCCACGTAAAAGTGAGCTGTGCAACGCCTTCATCTATGATGCGGGTGTCTGCTTTGCGGAGTCGCATGTATTTCCCCGTGTTACGGCCATCCTCGTCAATGACAGGAATAATAAACCGAGATTGTCTGATTGTCTGCGCAATTTGTTCAGCCGCGTCAGCTGCTTGCTCGTCCGTTTTGGCGAATACCTTAACTGCCAATGAACAATCTAACCTGTAGGAACTGATTGAGCTGGGCGCGTCCACGGTAATCGGCTGCGGGAAATAAAGAGACGGTACAGCAAAGTCCTGCGGCATGCGATCGGTGTAAACTTGAACGGGGTGTATCCGAAAGCAAGCCGCCATGATCGATCCCACATCACTATTCACCGTCTGCGTCCCCCTCGTCTATTAGCACGTCGTCCTCTTGGCAAAGCATCCAGCCATTCCTGCAGACGACGTTCAAGAGAACGTTCAAAAAGGCGTTCAAAGATCATTAATGCCGTGTCCCAATAATGGGTACCCTCGATCCACTGACGTCTGAGCATCATGCCCGTGCTTGCTCCTGCATCATAATCAAATCGATCACCGTGCCAACGTCCAGGTACCCAACGTTGTTCCACACCTTCCTTGGTTGTCCAATGGCCGTCATTAACGAATTGGGCATACTCCAGATTGGTACCGACCTCAAGCCGCAACCCTCCAGAAGACATAGACCAAACGTTATCACCATAGCCCCTGTCAAAGCTGTTAAGCAGCCGCCGAGTGTCTACCGTCTTCGTCCGGATAATTTCATCTTGGATGAGCTCCAAAAATTCGAAGCCCATTGCATCAAGCCACAGAGCATATTCTTGTCGTAATCCACCATTGGCTGCCTGATCCAAACCACTGATCAATTCATTAAGCCCGCGGATCTCCGCACGGTTCCTGCTCATAGGTTAGCCCTCCTTGTTGCTGTGACTTCCCAATGATGCCCCCGGAGATCCCGGGGCACCTGCAGCGTCAGCTCCACACCATTCCATACCACCTTGTCATTCACCCGAACATCAGTGTCTGGGAGAAAATGAACAAGGAAGGAATGTAGGATTTCATTATTTGGCTCAGCTTGATTGATTGATTGGCCTTTTTCCACGAACCAACACGGCACATCTGTTGAATCCGGTACCGATCCATATTTGAGATCAGGCGCAGCAGGAACACCAAATCTCGGGGAAGCTGAAGCAGATTGCATATGGTAGATGTCGCATCGATCCGTTAGCATATCCTCATAACTCATAACAATCGCATCCTCATATTGACGTTACCTTGCACCGGCTGCGTTTTGAATTTACGCAACATGGCCAGGATAGACGCCTTACTGATAATCTGGCCGTTATCCAAGGTGTATGAATAACCGCCAATGCTTTCCGACTTGATCCCCTTGGCAATCGACTCATCGCCGTTAACCAGGGCATAGTACTGTCCCAACTGGATCAGGGCAAGTCTTACTGCAGGTGGCAGAACGGGGTAAAGAATCGGATCACTGAAATCGTGACCGACCTCTTCAAATACTTCCGTTTCCGCCTGCAGGATATCCATCTGAAGCAACTGCTGGGCTCTCGTCTTGACCTTCTTGAACACCGTATAATCAATGATTTCCTGCGGTGTGATTAGGGCCATTGGTTAGTCCTTCCGGACAGAGAACAACGCATTGTTCGCAAGTCGTGAATGCAAACTCTCCGTTACCTCTTTTTCCTCGCCCACCTTAAAGACGATGCCGCCCACATCAAACGTCTTCCCCCGCTCCAATGTTGCGTAAAATTGAGGGGCTACTGTCTCATTGGATTGTTCTTTTGATTTGTGAGGAGCACCTTTTCCTTGTTCATCCGGTGCAGCCGGTTGTGTCTGATTTGCAACCTCTACTGCGTCTTTACCTTGTTCCTTTTTAGCTACTGTCATTACTCATTACCATCCTTTCAAATTAGGTTAATTTATTAGGCCTTGATGTGAATAATCTTAGCTGTTGCATCTTCTTCTTCAATCTGTACATCGATTTTGGCTGTCAGAACGATGATGAACACACGGCGTGAAATATCCTTGTCTACTTCAATTTGGAGTTTACGGTTCATACCGACAACAATATTTTTGGGATGCGTAAGAATCGCATCAGTCACATCAGTGTAAGCAACAGGAGAAGTCACGTTGTACGGTTGCAGCATAGCGATTCCGTTGACTGGAACACCATATGCGTTAACCAGGCGACCTCCATCCAAGCTTTGATCACCACCGGATGTTTGACGATTGGCGAAAGTGTCCCTCCAGTCAAGTTCAACACCAGTGTTTGTGTAGTACCTCCAGTCCGCAGGGTTGCGCAGATACTGGTTAGGCACAGCTTTGATTCCTCGTTTGAAAATCTCTTTGGCAATCGCTTCTCCTTCGGCATCGACGATATGAGAAGATACTTTCTTCCGTACACCATCAATCAAAGCAAGATATTCATCGCTTGAATCGGTGTCGCCGTTGATGATCAGTTCCTCCAAATCAAGCGATGCGCGATCGGCCAGCAAGTTCATGATTGTCGTCCGGATGTTATCGCCTTCGATGTTGTTTTCAATCGTGTCGTACGAGATATTGATCTCAGCAATTACTTCCTGTGTGTTCAACTTGATCGTACCTGTGGTCGGTTTGGTGCGTTGTCCCTCTGTGAGCGCTGTTCCTTCTACGCCTGGACGCAAAATTCGTTGGCCAAAACCAATCTTTTCAATTTTCTGACTGTCCGAATTCATCGGAATAGTACGAGCACTATTCAAGATAGTAGGTGCCGCAATCATCCTGCGGAAGAACGTGTTGAACTGTTGTTCGTTCATTCGACCACCGGACGCAAGATCCGCAAGGGTCATAGTAGCTTTTTCGATAATTGCTCTGTTGCTTGGCATAATTAAATCAGTCTCCTTTGATGTTTAAAAGTTTAATTGGGATTAGAACAAGCCTTTGTAGGGATCATTGTCATCGTGATCAGCCTTATGAATAGACTCGCCTTGACGGGATAGGCCACGGGCTTTTTCGACCGTTTCCAGACGAGATTCAATTGGCGCTAAGGCTTCCTTAAGAACGTCCTTCAATTGATCGGCAATACCGCCTTCAGGCTCCGGTGTTGGCGAAGTCCCTTCGGGATTGTCACCTTCACCCTTCTCCAACTTGTCCAATCGATCAGTAACCGGAGCAAGTGCATTCTTCACGATCTCTGCAATTTCTTCTTTCTTCACTTCTTCGTCCCCCTCATCGTCCTGCTCGTCATCTGCAGGCGCTGTTTTGTTTTTCAAATCGGTTAGTGCAGTAATGGCATCATCGATATGCTTCATGTTACCGTCGGAAATCTTCTTGCCTGCCTTAAGAATGCTTTCAGGTGGTTTACCAATGGCTTTTGCAATATCCTCTTGGATCAACACTTCTTGGGCAATTGTAATGAAATCTTGGAGTGCTTCGCGGATCGTTTCAGGATCGCGTTCTACTTCACTGTTCCAATCGTCCCAATTGAAGATGACACTATTGAGCGCATCCTGTGCCGCCCAAAATTCACGACGGCGACGATCACGTTCGTATTTTTCAGCCACTTCGCCCTTAGCAATCTTCTCAGTGCTTCCACCCGTGAAGAATGCTTTCATGGTACGAAAAAAGCCCATAGCTTCGTCATCCGACTTGGCCACAGGCTCCTTGTTTTGCTTTTCAATTGCTTCTGCGGTCCCGGCCATTGAATAACCGGTAATCTCTCCGCTCTGGATTTGTTCCCAAATCTCATCACTTGCTTTTGTAACGAGTACCCACGAACCTTTAAGGATCGTCTCGTCACCCAATTCAAAATCTACAGGGGCAATGTAACATTCAACTACATCACCCACACCAGGGTCAAAATCATGCTGCGTGTCCATAACAGCACCTTTCGCAATTGCCAGGTTGGTCATAAATCCATGAACAGCCTTTTCAATCTCAGCTGCGGTCATCATATCACCATGTGTATCTTCTGCTCCTGGCTCATACACCACACCATATACAAGCTTATTCGCGTCTTCTGCCTTTGCAATCAGCCTGACTTGCTTCTGGAAATCCGGCTTCTTACCGGATTTAGTAAGGAAGAACCGTTTTTGGTTCGCGCCCTTATCAACATAACTTATATGCGTGATATCCACGTTGGTTAATTCTCTTGGCATTTTCTTTGTTCACCTCCTCTCAGAATTACTGTTTTTGTAGTCATTGGACAAGTATATTGAAAGCCGCCAGAAACCAACGATACATCAACATTCTCGTGATCCCATAAACATGATGGACAATCAATGATTTTCACGTTCAGTCCTCCAATTCATCCAGAACTTGTTGCCGGATAGCTTCCTTCTCTTCCGGACTCAGGCCTAATATTTTTTTATCCGTAACAGGTGACATCACACACTTACATCCAATACGTTCTCCCGGTGGAAGCTGCGGATCGCGGGGATAATCTCCGCTATGACCATTTACATCAAATGGATTATCTACCGGCACCTCATCGCCATCCATCTTTACGTGAGCTTCCCGCGGGTTATTGTTCTTGCTCCCGCTATGCCTCCACCGCTTGGCGACGACTGATGGGCTTTGTTTGTACGCTTCCCACTGGCTCCGACTTGATGCTGCAAGTATTTCAGTCTGTGCAGTGACCCGAGCACGTTCACGATCAAACTGCGGAAGATCCTTGATTCGCTGAACAGCCTGCTGAACCGATTCGCCTTCGTCCACGGCTATGATCAGAGCTTCTTCCACGGCCTTGTGTGAGTTGAGGGCCATAATCTTACCAAGATCCTCTCCCCACTCCTTAATCCACTTGGTCGTGCGTCCTGATAGGGTTTTAAAAGAAACGTCCTTATCGATGGCAAACATCATGTCGGCCACCAGATCCGTGATAGTCAGTGTCAAAAAGACAGAAGCTTCAATCCCCAACAGTTCAGCGAGCTCGTCCGCTGCAAACAGATCATTCATGACAAAATTGATGATGGTATCCAGTGTTTCGTCTTTTGCCACGAACGTATTGATTCCATCGACAAAATGCTTGCGCTGACCACGTAACAGCCTAGCAACGGCCGATTCAAAGTCTTCCACGTAGTCCGGGACCTTCTGGAGTCCGGGGAAATCGGGAATATCTTCGGTCATGTCGCCTTCCTCAGCTTTAACGATGGTTGCAATCGATGTCAGCAAACGGTCAATTGGTTCCATGGCCCATGCCCTCCAACACGTCACGCAAGTCTTTAAGCACGTTGACGATCTCAGTCGATGGTGAAGCCTCCTTTTGCAAAGCAATTGGGAATGTACCTCCTGTTTGCTGCTGTCTAAGCGTTAACGGAAGGTTTGCCGCTTCATCTTCAAAGTTCTCGACCGTTTTGCCAAGAATCTTGCCCACGTCATCCCGAACATCATTAGGTGATACACCGCCGATTGCATTGTACACAGTCAATAGTTTGGCTTTGTCCTCACTGTCCGAAATGTCTGGACCTTGGAAATATACTTCCACATGTTGCAGGTTGTACGGTTCCAGCAAGACATTGTTCAGAATGAAATCCAAACTCTCACGCTCAGGCTGGAATACCTGTTCCTCAGTAATTTCCCTGGCTTTGTCGGCGGTAGCTCGATTAAAGTCACGGCTGCGGCCAACGAAGATATCCGGCAGCCTGAATGCAGATTGCTGTTTCATACGCGAGTTGTCGTCGTAAGTCTGGAATAATGCATCTCCTTGAAGGATGTCGGCCAATGATTTCATTTCAATGTCGACCTTGGTCTTTTCATCCTCAGTAATCCCTTCGTCCAATCCTTCCACTTCAAGGACCAACCATTTATGCGCATGATCAACGCCGTTCAGGTTGCTTGCATATTCTTCTAGTTGCTTCACACTCTCGTCTGTAAGCAGTCCATTTTTGACAAGTACAGCCATTGGCACATGGCGGCCCTGATCAAAATAGTTCAGATTCAGGATTTCAGCCTTACGACTGCCAGACATATGTGGCGAGTGGCTAATCCAACGTGGTTCACCGTATGCTCCGCTACCGATTTTTAAATGAAGGATTTCGTTTGCCTCTTCTTCAGGATGAATGCCTTCGCCGTATTGCCCTGTCTTCCAACTCATTGTTCGCGGATCACCAAAGGCCTTAAACCACACCTTCTTACCATCAATCTCCTGTTGGTAACGCCGGAATCGCTTTTTGCGTTTAAACTCCCTGCCATTGCGCATGACGGATACTTCCACATAATCACCGAGTTTGGATACTCTAACATGTTGTGGTTCCATATTTTCCGCTTCAACCGGCATCCCAGTTCCGTCACGGATAATTTCGATGTACCCGTTACCCGTTTGCTCACGATGCACAATTGCTTCGGCCCATACGTCCTTGAAAGGTTTGTCGAAATTAAAAAACTGTAGGATGTCCTTAACTTGATCCCACTCAGCTTTCATTTCAGCAGTTTCTTCAACATTAGTGTCATCTTGCTTGTACCGTAGACCAAAACCGAAACCGGCAATGTTCTGCTTATAAGCATCGATGCACTGAGGAAGTACGGTACTCTCTTTGCTCATTTCGATCAAATCATTTGGACCATAGAGCGGATAAATTAAATCACCGAAGGAACTGGAATCATCCTTGATCGCTGTGGAAGTGCCACTCTTACTGACCGAAGTTGATTTAATTACTCGTGCATTGACCTTTCGCATGCTTTCTCCCTTCTACCGACCTCGGCTCGGGCGTTCTCGCTTCGGCCGTGGTGTCGGTGCGTTCTCCCTTTCAGACCGTCGTTGCTTCGCACGTTGCATCAGGTAATCGGTATGGATTCCATACCGCCGTGCGTCACAGGTATGGTCATTCTGCTTGATTGGCTTATCTTCGCCGCGCTGGGCGGCTTTATTGTCCCAAATGTAAGAAACCAACTCTTTGAGGGAGTTGGTGTTGTCAGCACAAATATAAAGTTCATCATTTCGAAACCGATTGGATACTGTTTGGATTCCATCAAGTACGGCATTGACTGCAGCGCGAATATGATTGATTGCCCGACGTTTCAATTCAATGATGAAAGCTTTCGCAGACGGATCAATAAAAATCGCGTATTCGTCGCCGTCGGAAAATGCCTGCAGGTCATCGGCGTATTCACTATTTGTCTTCTCACCATTGACCTTGATGTCATGGTAATATTCGTCCAACTCGTAATATACTTCACCCAGAACACCGTATTTCAGGAACGTGGTCGGGTTATTGGCCCCGTAGTCAATACATATGAACTTGCGGTCAAACTTTGTAGGAAACCACTCACGCGGTTTCTTGTGGAGCTTGTCGCTGAACTTGGAGAATATAACGCCCTCAGCCATAACCCACAGTCCAAGAATAAAACGGTCATAGAATATCCCCGTGTACATCCTCCGGTACCGATCCCGAACACGTTCGGACAGTGATAGGTTATCCTCCATCGTAAAGTGAAGATGAACGGCACGCTTAACGATCAGGTTGTCCAGCCATTCCACCTTGAACCAGTGGTACGGACCCGCAGGGTTACAGTTAAACCACATCTTTGCATCTTCAACCGAACAACGGGCAGTTGCCTGATCCACGAAGGACTTCGGCATCAGGGCTACCTCATCAAAGAACATGCCCGCCAAGGTGATACCTTGAATCAATTCTTGTGAACGTTCGTCCTTACCCCCAAAGAGGAAAAACTGGTTACTTACAAGACCACGGGATACAGTCAGAACGTTATCTGTCTTGTTGTCATGCACCTGGTACCCACGACTGGCCAACATCCTTTTAAGTGGGCCAACAACGTTACGGCGCAGCGCACCGATCGTCTTTCCTGCCATACCAAATTGCTCAGACCGGAACGTTTCCGTTGCCCAAACGATGTATGAAAAAGACATGGCCACTGTCTTGCCGGCACGAACTGACCCGTCGCAAATGATGGCATCCATATCATGATGAGGGCTTTCAGGCATCCACCATGTCAGGACTTGGACTTGCTTATCAGAGAAAGGCTGCCACTTGAAAGGTGAAGGTTTAAGCTTCAGTGTTGCCATCTTTAGCCCACACCTCCGCAGCTCGTCCCCTCAGAGCATCCATAAAGCCGTCATCCTCAACTTGATCCGGTTCAGATCCGCCGCGTTTGATCATCAGCTCATGTTTCAGCATCTCGATCCGGACGCGCTTCTCTTCGTCCAGGAGTCTGGCTTTCATCTCAATTGCCTTTAGCTTCTGAGTCTGCACACGGGTTAACGCTTCTTCAAGTGAAATGATGTCATCGATTACGCGGAAGGTCTTTTCTTCTACCTGAGATTCCACCAGCTCCGTTCGTGTCACAGGAATTGTCTTCGTTTTGCCTGTCATCTCATCATGAACCGTCATCGCTTCCTTGATTGACTTGAGCTCGTAAAGAACACGTCTTTCCCTCTCGGTCAGTCCATCAGTCAATCTCTTGATCCGTAGCAGCATTCGACGTTCGCGGATCTCAAACTTCATTATGGCTTCATCAGCCTGTAGAATCGGATCGGTATCAATAAGATCGATGAGGTCCAGCTCATCCTCTTCCAAGGCATCAAGCCAAATAGTTTCATATTCACCTGTAGTTACGGCTTTCTTATTCCCATACGGTCCACCGTTGCCGCCTTTATTGCCGACAGCACGTTTATTCCCTGCCGGTGCTCCCCCGCGATTCCCAACAGCGTTCTTGTTACCTTTCGGGGGGCCTCTTCGTTTGGTAACGTTACTAATGGTTTCAATGGTAACGTTACTATTCAATTCAGCCGCCCAACCGTCCTGAGACTTCCACTTTCGGATCTGAGTCTCCCCAACAGAAAGAGTTGCAGCAATGTCCTTTAACTTCATCGACCCGCCGCTCTCCAGCCACATCAGTTTAGCTTTGTCCCGTTCGGGACTTCTCTCTCTGGCCATCTACATTCATCACCACCCCCAACAAAGAAGGACCGTGACAGTCACCCGTCACAGCCCCTATTTCACTACAGTGTATTCAGATTCGAATTCAGCCTGCTTCATATGTTTCAGCGTCCCGGCTGCGTCCTTAACAATGTAATCTCCGACAAGCACCACCAAAGGTTTCAACGGGTCAACGATCACTCGAAGCTCTACAACATTACCGGCCAGATTGATCGAAATGGGAAACTGAACAAACGCGAAGATCTCATCTGTATGTGTCGAGCTGTTGCCTTCAAACTGTATGGCCGTAACCGGAATGATCTTCTGATAGCTTTTAACGGACATTTTTCTCCCTCCATGCTTTTCTTAATACTAATTTCTTTGTTGGCCATTTACATCACCACCACCCCCGACATAAAAAAATAGGCTAAATTAGCCGATAGTCTATTTAAATTATCTAGCGAGGTGTAAATTTATGAAAATATTTGCATTAACATTGAACAGTATTGTTTTCATATCTGTGATAGGACTTGATATTATCTTGTATTATGGTTTTTTGAAATTTCTAAGAGAACCATTTGATGAATTAAGTCCCAACAGGAAAATTAGAAAGTTGCAGTACAAGACTATTGATTCTCTTTACGATGCATATAAAAAATTACCGAAAGGCAAATTCAAGTTAGCTAAAATGAAAATCAGGGCTTGGCAAAAACCTGAATTCATCACTCAATCTATCGATTTTTTTATGAGAATTGTAATATCTCTGCTAATAACAACTGTTGGCGTTAGCACTACGATCCTCATTGCTAATTTGAGTTTTACAAATAGTATCAAAACGTTACATCCAGATGAGCAATCGTGGATTAACAGCATAAACAAAATCTTCAATTTGCTAAACGACGGTATGTCGTCTTATGAATTCCTTGTATATATAGGTACAATTATCTTTTTTGTAGCTTTCGCTAACATACTCATTTTACATCTTAAGGTTAGCCTTCATAAAAAACATTTAATTGTTATTGATGAAATCGAAAAAGAGTATTCTCAAAGATAATCCTGCTGAAGCTTGATATCCAATTCGATGAGACGTTCCAGATCCTGAACGGTCTGCATCTTTATATTTCCAGCCTGCAGGTCTTTCACCCACTGCGCAATAGATGCCTTGACGATTTTGCGGTATTGTTCCTTGCTCTCAAGGATACCTTCCATTACAGCGAGTTCATGTTGCAATAAATCTTCATCTGGTGTTCTCATGCATACCCCTCAGCTTTCCGTTATGATGGAATGCGAGATAGCGGATATCTGCAAAATGCCACGCGTGGCGGGCCGCTATCTCAGCCGGGGGATACCCTGGGTGTTAAGGAGGACGTTACTGCGTCCTCCTTTTTATCATGTCGTGGGAACTACACGATGAATAAGTACAGGCTCAATACCGGTAGACTCCTGGTACCGCTGTTTAATGACATCGCAGAATTTTGGATCAATCTCCATCGTTCTGCAAAGGCGGTCCATCTGATCACAAGTCATTAGTGTGGACCCGCTACCGCCAAAGAGATCCACAACAGTGTTCCCAGGCCGGCTACTGTTCTTGATCGGGATGGCCAGTAGTTCAAGCGGCTTCTGTGTGGGATGAACATACTTGCCAACATCCCCACGGGAAACTTCCCAGATCGTAGACGGTTCAGCCTCATCTCCTGGTAAACCAGCTCGCCAAACTGTGCTCTGCCTGCGATCCCCGTACCAAGAAGGGGCCTTCTTCTTCAGATGGGCATAGAAAACAGGTTCATGCTGCCAACGATACTGCGACCAGCCGAACGATGCTGCGTTCTTGACCCACACGCACTGGCTCCGAACAACTATACCTGCAGCATTCATGGCATCTTCAAATTCCCTCTGATAGGACGAAGGATGGAAAACGTAAATACCTGCTGCCGGATCCATCAGTCTCGCATACCGTTCAAATACCGCATGCAAAAAGCCCGCAAATTCCTCTGCAGGCATGTCGTCGTTCTGTATACTGCTCCGGCCATCTGCGGCCAAACGGGCTGAATCGCTCACTATAGCCACATTGTATGGCGGGTCCGTCACTACCAGGTCGGCCAGCTCCCCATCCATCAAGCAGCCGACATCATCCTCACTGGTTGAATCCCCGCACATTAAACGGTGTAGACCAAGCTGCCAGATGTCGCCCCGCTGCGTCTCAGGAACATGGATGTTATCCAATGCACCTTGAACATCGAAATCATCCTCGACGACTGGAACTTCGATCTCCGTATCTGGAACAGTACCAAACTCTGCTATCAGATCCTCGAACTCCTCCTGGTCAAATCCAGACAACACCAACTCTGCTCCATCAGCCTGCAACTCACCCAACAATCTGCCCAGAGCCTCATCATCCCAACGTCCGGATACCTTATTCAATGCAATATTCAGGAGCCGTTCCTGCTGATCGTCCAGATCCACCACGGATACCTGCAGCTCCGTGTGGCCAAGCTCATTGACCATAATCTTGTATCGCTGATGACCGCCGACCATATGCCCCGTACGTTCGTTCCAGACAATTGGCTCCACATAGCCAAATTCCTCTATGCTGCGGCGAAGCTTTTTATATTCAACATCCCCAGGCTGAAGGTCAACACGGGGGTTGTAGGCTGCTGCATTAATCTGATCGATTGGCACAATTCTGATGTTCATAGATGTTCCCCCAAATAAAAAACCATCCCGCTATAAGGATGGTAATTTCGTTGTTTTCTAAATTGAACGATAGATTAGAACCCTGCAGAACTTAGAAGTCCTAATCTATACTGGTTATTTGTTGATTCTGCTGCTAAGTACAAAACCTTAATTTCTTCATCAATTGTATGCATGCGCAATAATCGTTGCAACAAAGTTTTTTGTTCATCTTTCAGATCATAGCTATTGATAAAACTTAGTATATAAAAATACAAGTCGATATACGTCGTTAAACTTTTTGAATATGGTGCTATACCTTTGTTTTCATTAATTATTCTTCTGAATGCCAATTCCCCAGATTCCCAGCCTGTGTTCTGTGTACTAACAGCTACTGTATCGAGTCGTTCTTGCTTAGTTTTAATCAGGTCATTTACAACGCTCATTGCCAATTGAAGATTTGATAAGTCCTTTTGACCTTCCAATTGATCTGCTGATCTCTGGCTCTCCAACCTCTGTAGCCGCAATTCTTCTGTTTGCATTTGTATGGCTTCTCTCTGGAGAACGAGTTCCTCAGTTTGCATGTTAATGGAGTTCCTCTGCGCCTGTAATTCTTGCCGCTGTACTGCAATTGTGTAAATAAGCCCTGCGAAGGCAAGACCAGAGAATAACGCATTAACCGCCCCGAACATATCACCAAAAGTTCCACGATAACTAGCATCAATAAATCCGTTTATTAGCCAGCTAGAGCTAGCCCAAACGAAAATGACACCGATAATAATACATACAATAGGCCATATTTTCATCTATTCACCCTCACCTTTTTCTGTAACAGCACTTTCCAGTATCAGACAATAACTGACGGTGGTCAAGACCTAACATAAGTGCATTAAAAAAAGCACCAAAGGGTGCCTCATTCTTTTCTCTTCCTTGCTTCTTCTTGCAATGCCCGGTATTTCGCAATGTTGTCGATTTTGCCTTTCAGACCAGCGATTGCTGTCTTCTCAGTGTCATCAACATATTCGTCACCTGAATTTGAAAAAGCTTTATACTGGCCATCAGAAGTCCTTTGCACATGAATAGAATAACCCTCGTAAACTTCCATATAACACCTCCACCACAATCATATGATAAAACCTAATATACGACAATAATTGTGTTGAGTTGGTTTCAACGTTTGGGTGACCATCCTATGCATGCGTAGGCTCACTCAGACGCTGTTCTCCGCTCTTCAATGGACTGATCCCTGCAAACGGACGTTCTCATATGAACAAGCTCAGAACGGCTCACATTCTGTCATATGAAGGCAAAAGAAAAAGCACCACGATGGGTGCCTGAAGTTTATTAAGATGAAAACCCAACGAATGCCGCAATTACTAAATTCAATCCGTTGTTTTTCACAAGATATTTCCCAAAGAAATCGCCTTCTTCGTATGTGTTGAAGAAATCAACCAGATGCTTTTCGGCTTCTTTGCGGACAGCAAATTGCTTAAATTCTACATCTTCATATTTATTAGCCAAGTAATCAAACAATTCTCCGTTCTGCACCTTCTCTCTGATAGTTTCAATAGATTCATTGGCTCCATTGTCTACCAAGTGATTGATCAGTAATGTTGGGTATTCGAGATTGCTCATGTACATCTTCTCCCTTAAGTTAAATATTATTGTCAGGGATATTTTACCTCTTTTGTACAGGCGGGTCTACTGCAGAACTGTTTCACTCCATCCCATCTGCCCCATACACAACCTTTGCATTTCTCAGGCTGCTTGTTAGGACGAATGCGTATCTTCTTACGTCTTCTGCTGATCACTTAAATTCCTCCAATGAAAAAAAGCCGATCCATGAAGGAACGACTTTAAATGTGATATGTATGATGTTGGTGCTACGTCCTAAAAGCATGCGCCCGAAACGGTCGCCGCAAAAACGCTGCGCTCTTTGCTTTAAATGCATACGTTCTTAGTTACAAGAGAGGAAGAACAAGACCATTTTACTGAAGCGACATAATAGGAGTCAACGATCCTAACACTCTATTTATCTCAATTTCTATTAGCAATGAACAGTTTGCTTTAAATTCCTCACTAATTCAATTATGCACTCGTCTTTACATTTACCGTTTTCTTTGAAGCAGACAATTTCTCTTTCATCGCAAGCAACATTTCAACCAATTCATCACGAGCAATAAGTCTTACCCCGTTTGATTTAGCGAGTTGATAAGCCTGCTCAGTGTAATTGCTGTTTGTGACAACCCATGCTCCATTTGCTTTGTAATGCGCTCGAGCTCCTTGGACCTCTTGAACAGCTTTCAAACCAACATTTTTCTTGTACCGTTTAGCTTGCACGACGATCCGTTTCCCGTCCTTAGATATGACAAGATCAGCTCCAAAATCACCTGCAGATTTTGTTACCTCCGCTCTGTAGCCCTGGGAACGAAAAAGATGTCCAAGATAATGTTCGAACTGTACCCCATCCATCCCATCAATCTCGCCGATTCCTGATCTCCTTAATCGTTCGGCACGTTTTTGTTGAATAACAACCATCAACACAATAACACCAACAACTCCAAGAATCCCGACGACAAGTGATGCTTGCCAAGATTCAGTCAAAGAGTATGTCCCAATTATACCTCCGAGCATCGCCATGCCTGCTAACCCTTTGAATAACTCTTCTTCTTGTTTCGCCTTGCTTTTCCTTCTTGCCATGCCTTTTCCCCCAAGCGTGTAATTTGTACTAAACCATATTTCGACACTCGGGACTTACTTCCTGCTAATAATAGAAAAAGCGAGAAGAGGAACGCCCCCGTCATATGCCGCTATTGCAGCTGTGCGTTTCATTCTCGCTCGATTTCCACATTACAAATATATCACGTCTAAAGTCCAGCGAACGATCACTATTCATTCAAAATAAGGTCATTAATCAGTCAACAATTTCAAGAGAACACTTTGTAAACTTAATGTAAAATTTAAGGTTATATTCCTATAATTTGTGTTTGGTAGATTGCTAGTGCTATAATATTCCTGTAACAACCAAATTTTATGAAAAGAGGTCTGAATCTATGAAAAAAATTAAGCAACTGGGAATCGCATCACTTTCCGCACTCTTACTGTCATCATTTACACTACCCGCTTTCGCCAGCGCTCAAGTTGCTAATGGCACTTTACCTGTCAACACAGGGACACAAATTGAATTGCCCACTGGTCCTATTAACAAAGATGCCAGAACTGAATTAGAATTAAGACAAGTTGATTACAACGCTCTTTTTAGAACTGTTGGTTCTGAACTAGGAATGACTACTGCTGCTGGAGAAGTAGGTACGCTTGGTTGGAAAACAAAACTGGCAAAAGAAGTAGCACAAGAATTAATCAAAAAACTCAAAAACGTTGGGTCACGTGCTTGGAATGAACAGATTAAAGTGTACGTAGATAAATTACCATTGACAGCTGGTGCAAAAACTACTTTGAAAACATACCTCAGCTATCAAGTACTGATGCAAGCTTTGGATATCATGGTAGATTTCTCAGGTACTGCAGAAGATGGTCTTTCTAATGCCTTACAGTCCATTGGAGTTCCGGGATGGTTAAGTGATCCAGCTGCAAGAGCGATTGTCTTCTTCCTGCTATAAAATCGAACTTAGGGAGGACTAAACGTGTACATACTCGCACTGTTTATACTCATATCTACAGGTTTGGTATCCATAATCGATATTCTATTTGGTATAAAAGATTCCGGTGAAGGAATCAGATTACTGGTAACTATCTCACAGGCTCTATTCTTCTTATCTTTGTTGTTCTTTGTGATTAAGATGCCTACTAAAAAGAAGTAACAACGATACTCTAAAAAAAGCAGGGTAGACTGGTTAATACATCAGTCCTACCCTGCTTTTAATATAAATCAACAAACGCCTTCCTTTGCTTGCTCTTGTATGACTTCTAAGCCCAGCGCACTTGCAAGTACACTCACCGCTTCAAGCTTAATTCTTCTAAATGTGCTTTCACTTATTCCCATCTCTCCGCAACTAATATAATCGAACTCCCCCTCATTATCCAGGTAACTACGCTGGATAACTTCACGTTGTGAACTTGAAAGTCTGTTCATTACAATTTCAAGTACTTCATCCATACCAATGAGTTCCGCTTCTCTGTCCACATTATATATAGCTATTTTCTCCGTTTGCTTACTGATTGCATTCGTAGATTGGTGTTCCCTATAAACATATGCCTGCGTAACTGCTGCCTCGCGCCGAATGAAACCGATCTGCCGGTACTGCCGAACAGTTTCAATATATTCCTCCACAGCGCGGCGGGTAGCTTTCTCGTCGATCGGCAGTATGTTGAAAGTTAATTGTAAGTTGTTTTTTCGACGTTTCCCCATTTTGATCCCCTCACCGTGTTATAATTTTTGGTGAGGTTTATATGATGTGTCCCCCGCCCTGCCGCCAAGCTTGCGGGGGATATTTGTTATTCCTGAATGATCTTACTGCAAAACTGGTCCCACTCCGCTTCACAGTCTTCAGCACTCCATCCACTTACCAAGTCCTCCGGATAACCGTATTTCAATAACAATGCTCTATGATCTCTTTGCAAACCTACCATTCACCTCCACGTTTGTAGTACCTACTGTTGCCGTTATGTTGTTGTGGTGCAGTAACCGCCTTTTGCAGCTTGTCAGGCCGTTTAGGTGGATGCTCAGCCCCGATTGCCTTCAAGTGATTTGCTATCTGCTCCGGTGTCCACACTACCGTATTAACTTTCATATAATCCGTCATCAGCAGATCCTCCCCGTTTGAATGCCATCCTGCAGATCTGACAACAAGTTATAGACCGTGGCATCATGTGTTTCATCAATCCCTTGGTCAGAGATCCATCTCATGATACCCGCTTGAGTTACGACCTTTGGCCGTTTGCCCTTCTTGGTCAATGCCAGGGTGCGAACTCCTCCTGCTGTATGTGTAAGGTATCCCTTACGAATGAGCGTGTTAATGTGTGAATGAATAGTAGAAGATGACGACAACATGAGTGCTTCAGCAGTCTCCCTGATCGTAGGAGCATAACCGTTGTCTTCAATGAATAGTCGAATATAGTCATAGACTTCTTTCTGTCGTCGGATGAGGGTTTTCTCTAATGTCGCTTCCGTTGTCACTGTGCTTCCTTTCCTTGTCTTTTGAACTTCGTACCCATGTAAATCCTCGGTACCGGTCTTCGATCAGATATGACTTACCCTGCGGCACAAAATTACTAGGCTCTACCCGCAACTTACCAAAACCCGTTTCAACTGATCCTTGTTTCACCAGTTCCGTACCTGCAGCACATACCATTTTGATCTGATCGATGCGGCAACCGGACCGGATCAAAGTTGCAAGCTTCTGATCGATTAGCCGGATAACTTCCGCCGAAATTGCCATCTCATCAGCTCCTCAGAATAATTGCATTTGTCCAACTTGTCCGGCGGCGACTGGATTAATCCAAAGGACTTCCTCCCGAGTTGCCCCGCCCTCAGCCTTTGCACGGCGTGTTTCACGTTGCCAATGCTCTAAGCGATCATCGTATAGTGGATGAGCGTAACCACTGAGTACAACCGGACCTGGATGATCATCCAACGCATCCAATAATTCGCTATGCTCCCGATCCGTCATTTCGTACCGATAGCTAGTTGTTGTCCGTGTGCTATGCATGTAAGGCGGATCAGCGTAAATCAATACGTCTGGACGTTGATATCTCAGTAGCAAATCTGCTGCAGGTTGGCACTCAATTTGCACCCCCTTTAGACGTTCAGCAATTGAGCTGATTTTGTTCGGGAACTCAATCCACTCTTTAGCTGGCATAGGACCATTCTTTTCAATCATGCTACGCCAGCCTGTCCGGTGTGCGGTTTTACCTCCACGGCCTTGCCAAAGCCTGACGACCAAACGACGTGCACGTTCAAGGTCATCATCAGAGTCGTGATAACTCTCGTAATATTCCTGCCTCGAGTGCGGGGTCCATCGGATTGCATGTGCCAGGTCTTCCGGACGTTCTCGAATGATGCGGAACAAATTGACCACTTCACTGTCCAAATCATTCACCGTTTCTATTAAACTGCGATCCTTGCTGAACAAAATCGCACCAGAGCCAAAGAATGGCTCCAAATATGTTGTATGCGGTGGCATGTGACTGATGATCCAATCAGCCATGCTCCACTTGCTGCCGGGATAGTGCAGGATGCGAGGTACCTTCATATATATCTCCTTTCAAATGCTCATTGCCTATCAGACAAAACCATGTAAAAATATATTAATTAAACGAATAGTAGGTGGTAGTTACATGACAGAATCAATAAGTATAGAATCAGCTAGAAGAGATTCCATGTGGAATCGTTTAGTAAACGAGTACGACCCCAACAATGTAGAACCCGGAATTCTTAATCAGTCCCGCATCTTCTTGGGACAAGCAGGAATATATCGCGATGCCAGTACCACCCAAAGCTATACCGAAGATAAAGCAGGGATAGCAGTTTCAATATTACATACAGGCAGACACTATGCTGATGAAATCTCCGAAAACGAATTAATTTATCACTACCCAGTAACTAATAGAATAGGATCGACTGATAGTAATGAAATTCAATCTGTGAAAAATGTTGCTGTCTTCAACCTACCAATTTTCGTAATTTCTGAACTGAAGAATATGAGAAAAGTTCAGATGGGTAAAGTCGTTTCATGGGATGATTTAGCAAAAACCTTCCTTATAGAACTAAACCCTCTAGACTTTTTAACTCAACCAAATGAAATAGATCTACTGGATGATATCCCTTTTAAACCAACTGGTCCTGATGCCCCTTCCAGGACTATTACAGTGAGTAGCAGAACGGGCCAGCCAAAATTTAAATTTAATGTAGTTAAACGTTACGGCCCCTGCTGCGCGGTATGCTCAATGCAAGCATTACCGCTGCTCCAAGCCGCTCATATAATTCCAAAAAAAATGAATGGCACTGATGATCCCCGTAATGGCCTCGTGTTATGTGGAAATCATCATTTGGCATATGATGCAGGATTATTCTCTATTGACCCCTCGACAACAAAGATTCATATCTCGAATAAAACAAACATGCAGAGCATACAAATCACACGGTCAGATTTGACGCATCTTCCGAAGCTGCCTCATTATGAGGCTCTTAAACGGCACTGGAAACAGTGGCGCACAGCAGAGAAGGAACGTAAGTGAGATGGAATTCAAAAAAATATGGAAATGGATTCGTTTCATATATGCTTTGTTGTTCATAATCTCAATTGTTCTTCTGGTTGTTTTCTTAGGTCTTTTGATTTTGGGAATGCTCATAGATCAGAAAACACTTTTAAATGCAGCAATAATTAATTCTCTTACACTCATCATGGCTCTGATATCATTGCCTGGTATTCTAGTCCAACTTGTATCCCTACTTGAAATTAATGATAAGAAGACTTTTACAGTCACCACTAATTGTCCGAAATGTCGACCTCTTGTTGATTTAAGAGTAAAAGAAGATTAAGACTGTGCCCCTAGTCAACCCGATTAGGGGTTACTTCTTTGAAGTGAATTTGCGTACCCTGCCGAGTTCATTTATTGCGTACATGTAGACCGTCCAGCGGAACTTCACGGTGATTAACCAAGCGATAATCCCCATCGTAATGTTCGATATGAGTCGCTACCCAGCGTGGTGGGTCCGCATCGACGGCCAGAAACTCAATAGGAGATCCACTGAAAAGCTCGGTACCATTCAACTCGTACCGCCCGTTTGACTGCAAATATACATGTCCTTCGTCGCGAACTTCAGCAAATGCCTGGGTCAACACCCTAGCTGCGTCATCCATAAGATCACCAGCCTTATAAAACATTCCACGTTGATATTGTTCTTCTGGATCGTTCCGATCGTAATGATTAGACCATTCGTCCTCCATGTCTTTAATTTGTTTGAAAACACGTTGCATACGAGGTAGCAATTCCTCCAGCTCTGCTTGAATCTGATATTTCTTAACGGATTCTTTCATTGATATCGCCCTTTCGTGGTCAATTTAGGATCATACGTTCTGATCAACGCATGCAGCTGGTCACCCCGGCCAACGATCGACCGGGGGATGCTGCTGTATGAAAGATGCTTAAACCGCTACGCCATCCTGCATCATTTTAGTAACGCGCTTTTTATATGCACCGTATTTAGTGCTGATCTGTCCGCTTGGGACATTAATCTCCTTGGATATCTCCATCCATGTCTTGCCCTCGTTCCGTTGTTGCAGCAGAGTAGGGAAATCGGCAGGAACGTCAGCAAGTTTGATATCATCAAAGATTGGCCGTTTATTGAGAATGAACAGTTCAAGTTCTTCCTTGCCGATCTCAACAGGTGGATCTTCTTGTGCTACGTGTTGAGGATCTGCTGCCGACTTCGGTTCACCATCCCCTCCTTCAGAAGTAAAGTCCATTTCCTTTGATCCGGACTGATCATCTCCGCCATCCTTCATCCAGGCTGGAATATCATTGTCGTCATTATCACCGTAAGGATCATTTGGATCGATACCCGGATCATCGGCGCCTGTCGGTGGAACAGTTGGCTGGTCATCACCATCACCCGTTTCCTGATCTTCTCCAGTCGGTTGCTCTTGTTCATTCGGCGCTTCAGCTGATCCAAACAACTGAGCCTGATTCTCGTCCTGCTCAGGTTCGTCAGTTCCTTCAATTCTGGTCACCACTCCTGATGCATCTGTTGTCACACGACGCCCCCCGTTCCAAGTACGGTACATAGCATCCCGTTCATCCTCTTCAAACTCAAATGCAGCTTGTGGATCTCCAAGGAACACATTGATTTTCTCACCTTGGTTAGTGGACAAGAACATGAAATTATCCTGAACAACCTTCAACGGCAAAGTAAGTTTAATCTCCACATCAGACTCGCCGACTTTAAATCCTTTTCCCATAGTTGCGCTGAATTTTGCAAAGTTTTTAATCATTCCAGTCATCTCCTCAAATTTTATAATTGTGATAATTCCTTGATCTTCACTTCAATGCGTGGTCGTGCGCTGTATCGCTTCCGAGCAAACACTTCAACAACCTGACTATCATCCTTCCAAATCACACCTTTTAGGGCATCCTTGACCCCCTTCAGGTAATTGTCAACGTCCGGTTTGGTCGTCGGTACAATCTGACCAGCTTCAGCGAGCGCCGCCTTCTTTGGGCTTTTGCTGATTGCTTTCGGTATAGTTCGGTAAACCGTCAACACCATTCCGATTGGTCCCTCAAGTAGTGCAGCAGGCGCTTGTTCAGCCGCTGCCAATCGAACATAATCCTTGTAGTCCTTCGACTTGTCTGGATCGTACAACCGAACAAAACCACCTTTCGATGATGCTCGGGGTCGCCCCTGCGCCACTGGCTCACCATATACCGTGAAAGTGATCATGTGCGTCGCCGTCCTTTCGTTCTTTCTCTACGCCTTTGACGTGCAGGCAACATGTCCCGCTTAATGACAAATACCTCGGCCAGTTTACGCCCATCATCCCCGCGAACAACGTAACTGAGATGTGTCTGATGGTGCGGATCAATCAGCTTTCGCATGCTGCACCTCCATTTCCGGCCATTCGCCAGCAATTGCATCAAACTCAACGATCCCTTCGTTGAGTTCAGTTTGATCAATTCCCTCGAACTCTGCCTGCAGCTCATCCCGATTAGGAACCTGTCCGGTCCGCATGAACCGCTGCCTCATGTACTCCGAAACGGACCATCTGTTATAAGCGTTGTTCATCATGCTCCCCGCCGAATAGTTCTTGGCTTACCTGAGAAGCGGTGAACAATGACCATTTGATCTGGCAAGTCCCTTTCAACCAGCCAGTTCTCTGCATTCAAGCCATTAGCATTAATCTCAATCTTTTGCCTCTTTGTCGGCCGCTTCCCTTGCTTCATGTCCGTTTCCTCCTTACGCCTACTGGCGTTGTTCAATGTTTTGGGGCTGTTGTGGCGGTTTTGGTCCGAATGAATCGTTATGAGTGCGTTGGTAATTGACGAATTTATTGAATTGCTTTAGGAAGACCAGTTCAACAGTGCCGACCGGACCATTCCGTTGCTTCCCGATGATGATCTCGATGATGTTCTTCTTTTCCGACTCCTGGTTGTAATAGTCGTCCCGGTACAAGAACGATACGATATCGGCATCTTGCTCGATAGAACCCGATTCGCGAAGATCACTCATCATCGGCCGTTTGTCCAGGCGTTGCTCGACCGCTCGGCTGAGCTGAGATAATGCAACAACCGGAACATTCAATTCGCGAGCCAATTGTTTCAAAGTCCTTGAAATCTCGGAAACCTCTTGTTGTCGATTCTCAGAACCTTTTCCCTGACGACCTGCGATGAGCTGAAGATAGTCAATTACGATCATCCCCAGTCCTTCCTGCTTTTTCAGGCGGCGACACTTCGCGCGGATCTCATGAACAGTAATACCCGGCGAATCGTCAATACGGATATTTGTCGCACCTAGGATTCCGACTGCTTCAGCAAACTTTGTCCAATCGTCTGAAGCAAAATCGCCCATCCTCATGTTGCTCGCGTCGATGTTCCCTTCGGCACACACCATCCGCTGAACAAGCTGAGCTGCTGACATTTCTAAACTGAATATGGCTACCAGTTCTTTATTCCGAATGGCCACGTTCTGAGCAATGTTCAGAGCGAAAGCCGTTTTTCCTACTGATGGTCGAGCAGCAACAATAATCAAATCACTCTTTTGCAATCCGGCTGTGATACTATCCAAGTCTGTGAAACCGGTCTGAATACCTGTGACTGTGCCATTCTTAAAGTTGTCAGAACGAATCTCGGCAGATTCCACAACATCAATCAACACATTTTCAATTCGCTTAAAATCCTGTTTTGGTGCTGCTCGATCAGTTAACTTGTTCTGTGCTTGTTGAGCACTGGACATTAACTGCGATATTTCCGTCCCTGCAGCTGCTTGTTGTATCAGAAGCATATTCGTCCGAATCAGATCCCTGCGAATTGCCATGTCCTGAAGCTGTTCGAAGTAGTAACCGGCATTCGCGGCAGTTGGTACTCCCCCCGCCAACTTAGCAAGGTAACTGACTCCTCCGATGTCTTCCAGTTCGCCTTTGTCCTTCAGGCTTTCTGTCACTGTAACAAGATCGATCGGATTTTGACCTTCAGCCAATTCCGCAATCGCTCTGTAAATTAGGCTATGGGCCTTATCGTAAAACGCATCTGCAGTGAGGATCTCTGCATGTTCCAAAGCTTCCACTGATTTGAGTATCAATGCACCCAGGGCAGCTTGTTCAAATTGCATGCTGTGGGGCAGGTTATTTTCTATGTCGAAGCCGTTCAATTAAACCATCCTTCCAGCCTGGCGGAGGTGGGCAAGCCAATTCTGCGGCCGCTTCTCTCTTTGCAAAAAATTCAGCAGTTACAGCACGCATCCGATCACGTTCAAGCTGTTCACCCAACTGTCCGCGGATCTCAGCAATATTCGGTGGCCATTTGCCTGTCCGGACGTGCTCTTGAAGGTTTTGCTGTGCTGCTTCAAATGAGAAGTCATGCAGATACTTCATGTGACGATCCACATTTTCCTCACTCACGTCGAAATGGGGGTAGTTCTCCTTGATCTCGATCAGCAAGTCAAAGATTTCTGCTCTATCCACGCTTACGTTCCTCCTCAGCTCGCCGCCTTAGATCTGCGAGTTCCTGTTGCTGACGGCTTAATCTGCGCGGCTGAGTAGCCGCTGGCGCTTGTACGTTTGGAACCAAAGCAGGTTTAAATGGTTGCTGCTGTTCCGGTACTTGATGAATTTTCCAAGCTTCCTCGATGCCTTCGACGTAGTATAAAAAACTCTTGGGAAGCTTGAAGCTATTTCCCTCACGAATGCGTTTTGCCTGAAGCAGGCTTGCCATAGTTTGGATGGTAAAAGGGCTAGGCGTACCTCCGGCGACCATCTTACCCATGGCTAAACGTTCTTTCTGAGAAACATTAAAATCCAGTTTGTTGTGCATCTTGCAATAAGCATCCAATATTTCAATCATTCCATCGTCTCCGGAAGGAATAGGGTTCAGTATGTCATCCCATGATTCACTAGTAGTAGTAATAGTAGTAGTACTATCTTTTAGATCGGACAGTTTTGTCTGATCACTACCCAAATTTGCTGTGTGATCGGACATTTCTGTCTGATCACTAGGCGACTGATCGGACAATATTGTCTGATCACTTTGATTGTGATCGGACATATTTGTCTTATCACTGACTTCATGATCGGACACTTTTGTCCGTTCACTTTCGACTGATCGGACATTTCTGTCTGATCTCTTTTTGGAATTTCGAACCTTCAGGATCAGTCCTCTTGGTGCCCTGGTGACATTGATGTACTGATGTTGTTCAAGTGCGTCCATCCATCTGCTGACGGTCTTATCATTGACTCCGAAGTATCCAGCAATTTCAGACAGCTTCATTGGCTTGCCGCCGAGGACAACGCCCCAGACAGTTTCCTCCTCCTCAATCTCCTTCGTGGTTGAACTGATGCACCAGAGGAAAAGCCATATCGCGTTGCCTATGTTCTTGTAGTGGTCTGGCTCCAAGATGCCGGAGTAAATCGGAAACGGGTAACTGCCATCGGGCATGTTGCTCATCCCCTTTTTAATGCTGTGAACTACTTACTGCATAAACGGCGACATCGAACTTGCTTTCATTTCCTGTGATCTCACGAGTAATCGTCTGAATTCCACGACCGAATTGAGAAATCAAATCATTAATCGCTTGTGGCATATGAGCAGGATCTGACGACACTGCCGCCTGTGCCCCCAATGAGAAAGCAACGTCTCTTAAATGAGACTGGAGAACCTCCGGCCCTTCCATTGCGGCGTCTTCAAACATTTGTTGCAACTGGTTGAAGACTGCCTTTCTGTTCTGTTTCGTATTCATACATCACGCCCCCTATTATCACGTAAATAAATGTGCGGGTACTTCGCACGAACAACCAGCCATCCAGGATAGCCTCGTGCGAAGTAATCCCGAACCTCTTGCTTGAAAAGCGCAGGATCTGAATCCATCAGTCGCCATATCCGATCACCGATCATACTGCGTAGAAGCGGCTGATCAGTGATGGAATCTATTTGGCTCATTATTCAAACTCGACCTGTTCAGATCCACCGTCACCTTGTTGAGCAGGTGGTGGATCGTCAGTACCTGCAGATGGGGTGATATCGATGAACGGTTCATCCGAAGGTGTAATATCTTTCCTTGTGGTTTCGTCCTGCGTTACAGCAGAAGCAATCTCCACGCTGATCGGCAACCATTTCCATCCGGAACGAACGACCGTCTTTTTGCACATTTCCGTATAATCCGTGACCCAGGGGCCGTTATTCGATGCCTTGGAACGTTTCCGGTGCGCCTCAATCTCGCTGATCGGCATGTAATGGATGAAATGACCGCCGTCATTGAACTTGGCGACCATGTAAGCTCCGACTACCTTACCTGACTCAGTTGGCTTTTCATCTTTCCGTAGGAACCAAGGAACGTGTTTCAGATTCTCTTCAAGTCCATAAATCAACTCTATGAAGTCATTTTCATAGACTTCATGCGCGGAAATGGATTGAATATTACCAGAACGCCGGGCCAGATCGATCATGCCTTTATAACCGATAATGAACGTGGCTTCCTTGCCATAAGGAATGATGTAGCAATGACCAATCAGTCCTGGCTCAAGTCCTAACTGAGCTGATTGCATAACTGCGGCCATCAGTGAAGGAATTGAACATTCCAACAGCTTTGGATTTGTCCGAATTGTAGTGAGTGCGATACGGCTTAAACGTTCGATGTTCATATGCTTCGGCATTGCCTCAGCAATCTGAGATTCCATTTTCTTCAGATAAGCGGCGATGGTTTGCGATGGATTAACAGCAGGAGCGTTGTTCGCCCCCGCTGCCTTATCTTGTAATTTCCCTTCGAGTGATGCTCCGTTTGCTCGTGCCATAGGGCCTCCTTATTTCACCAAGAACCGTCTTGAAGACGAGGTGTTTGAGTATTTTTCATATAGATCGGGTTGTTCTTTCTTCAATCGTTTACTGTCAATCCGAGAAATATCATTCGACTTCCAGGACAACAAAGTGTCACCGTTATGGATAGCCAGCTCATTCTCGCCCATGATTGATTTCAACTCGTTTTCGTACCGTTTGACCTGTTCCGTAGCAACAGCGGCGTCTTCCTTTGCCGCCTGAAGCTGACGAACAATTCCGGCTTGCTTATCATCCAAGATGACTTCGCTTGCTGGAGCGGATATGGGGTAAAGCTGATTCAATAGATTTGCTGAAGCGTCACTGCCGTCAATCATTGGCGGAATGCCAGGCACAACATGCCTGTTCCAAAACTCATCCTCGATCTGCACAAGGGAGTCAATGATCTTGTCATTGCGTTCCACCAACTTGTATTGGAAACGTTGACCACCAATAAGAACCGCAAAGTACCCGTAATCCACGCCCAGAACAGCCATGTAATGCTGCAGTTGGATCGCATACTCATCAGGAACCTGATCATCTTCCCACTCACCGAGTTTGTAGGCGCTGGCCGTTTTACACTCCAGGATGCCTAGTCCACGACCACCTTTATCCAAGATCAAACGGTCCACGTTACCAAGCATGAATTTATGTTCAGGATGCTGATAAAGCTTGTTGCTACGCTGAACCCTTAGTCCTGTTTGGATCGTGAACTCCCTTGCTACAACGTCTTCGAGCACGTTGCCCCAGTAGGCGGCTTCTCCAGCTTCGTCAGGCTCGATTTGACCTGTCTTATCCAGAAACACTCCAACAGGTGATTTATAACGATTCAGGCCAGCGACAGCAGATGCATCTGAACCACCGATACCTCTCCGGCGGATCTTCAGCCATTCCTCTCGAGCCATGTTCTTTGTACTGGCTGCAATATTCATTGCCATGATAGTTCCTCCCTTAAATGAAATCGTGAATGCTCATACCCCTATCAGCGAGTTCTTCGTGAATCGTGGGATACTCAGAATCGTGTTCCTCAAAACATTCACTTTCCTGGGACTCAAGCAATTCAGACATGCGCATCCTCCTTGTTTGGAACGGTCACCCATGGTAAGATGACCGTGTATCCATATTTAGTTTTCAATGTTCTGAGATAGCCCGTAGCCGCGGGCTATTTTTCGTTTACTGGAGCAGGTCCGTCTTCCGCGATCGTCTTCCAATCAACGATAACCGGAGCATTCTCAACGCTTGTGATCAGTTGGCCATCACCATCCATTACATGAATTTCTGAATGGATATGATCTTCGTATTCAGTGCCAACTTGCTTGATCTCAATGACCTCGCGGCCTTCGATTTCGGTACCCACTTCAAATACCCTGGTCGGGTTGCTTACAACAGTAAGCCGATGAATGATTTGCACCTGGCATCCTCCCTTCATAATGTATAGATGCGTCAGCCGCATCTTCCGACGCCGCACGGGAGTTGGTTATGAAACCGTCCGATGCCGGAAGACAAGGCCGACAGGCTTGTCTTGTGCTTTTCTTATGTGTACTAAATCTCGTCGATTGCTCTAACCGCAAGTGACATATATTCCGTAGGTAGCTCACGAAGGCTTGCGGCAGCATTCTGCCAGCGGTGATAAATCATATCTCGTTCCTGCCAAAGAGCTTCGAAGTCAGTTCCCTGAACCGATCCATTGAAGGACATAACAGCCGCCGTGTTCTCGCGTAGAGCCTTAGCTGATTCCGTATAATTGATGATGATTTGGATGGCAATCTGATTGTTCATACAGACTCCCCCTTGCGCTTTTGCTCGGGAGACTGTAAAATGTGCAGCACAAGAGACTTTAGTCGAGTTCTCAAACCAAGTGTCCGCCCTGCCAGGCGGGCATTTTCTATTTCTGCTTCCGCGAACCGGATCATCCGGTTGAGATATTCCTCTGCATTATTCATCTTCCCAGGCAACATTCTTTCAGGCTTCTTCCGAATCAATTTCAAGTTATGTAAAGAATGTTTTCCGGCCTGCAACGCTTCGGCCGCCAATTGTTCACGCGACATTCGTTTATCCCCCTATCAATCTTTGAATCATGCTGATCCCGTCCATGCCGTAAAGAAATGAGACAAGAACTTCCCTTGCTCCGGTTACTTCAGCCCAGTGCATCATCGTGTTCATGTCGGGAATCTTATGATCCTTTTCGTATTTCGAAACACAAGCCTGTGTACGATGGAGCTTGTCCGCCAATTGTTCTTGGGTAAGGCCAGCTCGTTCACGACAAGCTCTCATGATTGACCCAAACTTCATTTCCAACCGTGTTCACCTCCCCCCCTCGGATTATTCCAATTTGGAATGGAAATGCTGTTAACAACGGATTATGATTGTTTCATGAGCTTCCCCGCTCGTGATCCCTTCATCGCCCGCCAGCCGGTACAGCTCGGCGGGTTTCTTGTATCCTGCGAATCATTGCTTCAGCGTCCTTCTTGAGACGTTTAAGCTCTCGTTGCGATATCAGATGAGGATTCTTACATTGAATTTCGAGTGACAACGTGTAATCAATTGCTTGATCTACCGTCATTTTCTTCAGTTCAGACCGGATGGCGACGGCAGATATGAAACATGCTCGTGATGTGGGCTTGATCCAACAAAATCCCTTCATTAAGCAATACCTTCGCGACGGTTGTGATAATCCTTCGCGTTATCCCTAATCCATTCGGTGTGTTCGTCAATCCAGATCATTAATGAGTGAAGGGGTATTCTGGGATGTCCAAATTCACGAATTACAGGGAAATCATCACGATTGAGAAGTTCGGAAGCTTTTGTATGGCCGACCCGAAGGAAATCCATTAATTCATTTTTATCCATGAGAGCTGGATATTTTTTTGAATCATCCTTTAGTGCAAAATCAATCTTACTGAATGCATCTTCAACTGCCTTTGAGATGTATTGTTGAAGTTCCGTAGGATCGAGTTCAATTTTGAACAATTAGATAACCTCCTTCGCTTATATGAAGTACTTTCTAGTATAAAAATTAGTGATTTACCAATTTTTGCTTTCCATTTACCTCAAACGGTTATGGGCGAATGTCTACGAACGATGAGTTTGAAATTTTTCGAGTAAACGAACGTGTGCGAACGCAGACGAATATGCGAACTGGAAATTTTAGAGCAAGTACCTGTCAAGCTTTTTTTAGAGTAATCATTTGTTGGAGTATATTGGGGTCGACCTCGATGGTTGACATGAGAAATTCACCTCCTTCACTAAGTTACTTTGCTGTTTTAGCAAAGTTTTTGGCAAAAAAATTTCCAACTTCACATTCAAGTTGCTCTGCTAGGAGTGGTAAGTGGACAGCTCTAAAAAAATACTCTCCATTTTCGTACTTCATGTAGGTGGATGCATTCTTCAGATCCAGTGAATCAGCCATATCCTGCAATGTTTTCCCCATTTCTTTTCTTCTTTCTTTAATAAAGAGAAGGTCGAATTCCTTTATCATTTTCTTCTCACCTCTCTTTTTGCTGTTTTAGCAATTCTCTTAATTTACATATTACATTGCTGATTTAGCAAAGTAAATAATAATATTGCTGTTTTAGCAAATATATTTTTTCTAAAACAGAAAAATGTTAAACTCTAATTGCTGTTTTAGAAAGAGAGGGAGTGCTATTCCTTGTCAGTATCAGGACAACGCATAAAAAAATTGCGTGAAGAAAAAGGTTTGAGTCAACTTGAGTTTGCCGAACGTATTGGTATGAGTAATAGCGTTTTATCGAGAATAGAATCTGGGAAACGACCACTAGAAGACGGAGAAATAAATATCTTTGCTGATTTCTTTGAAGTTTCTGGAGACTACATCTTAGGGCGCTCCATTTCGAAAACTCCATCTGGAGGTAGTGCATATTTAGATGGTGGTAAAGGCTGGACTGATGAAGAAAAGGAAGTTGCTGACGCAGCTATTCAGGCTTGGAGAGAAATGAAAAGAAAACAAATGAAAAAAAACAATCAATAATAACAATATGTATATAGCAACTTTCCCAGCCGATGGGTACTTTAAAGGATGAATAGAATTGAGAAAGACAATCTTAGCATTAATTGTGATACTAGCTCTAGCAGGGTGTTCCAATCAGACACAAACACAAGAATTAACTGAGTCCGCCGTAACAAACGCTCAAGTTGACAATCCCCCCGAGGGTGAACAACCAACAGCGAGCAATGAAGAAAGTCAGGAAACACAACCTGCCTTTGGTATGCAGGCAGAAGATGAAGGAAAGCTGCCACCAGTGGTGGATGGAGTTTTAATTGTTCCTGGACAGACCACTCCTTTTGATTATGGCGGGACTTTAGAACTGAAGAAAATCATGGAACCTAAAGCAGTCGTCATGAGCGGGCCGTTAAAAATAACTGTCGAAAGCATCAAATTGTTCGAAGTCACAGATTTACCTAAAGACTATCATTCTTCTTTTAGTGAACGTTCTAAAACAAAGGTGAGCTCAACAATGAATTATATGCAAATCAGTTACAACATGGAAAACACAGAGGATCATGACATTGAATTTTTCGGTCTTGATAAAGTCGTGCTGAACACTGGCCAGCAAATTGAACGTACAAACAGTTTCTTGAATTCTGAATTTGGTGATTCTGTTTTTTACGGAATCGTAAAGCAAAGCGATACTTTAGGTCTGGTCTATGAAGGAACAGCCGATGAAATTGATTCTATCAGGTTGATTTTTGGTTCTGTGTACGATGCCGAAGATAAAGGCATTAAAACATTATCTGACATCAAGAAGCTTAATTTGAACTTTTAATTCGCTTTTCTCTTGCCCTTCGGGGCTTTTATTTTAACCACAAAACGAACATATGTACCTATAAAACAAGGAGAATGTATTATGCTTCCATACTATGAACCAACAGATACAGAACTGTTGATATGTGACTTGTATCAAATTTTAGATATACGCCATCCCCACGAACTAGATATTGATCAAATTTCTAATCTATGGGGTGCAGATATTATTTATTATAACGGGAAGCCAAAGTCTCATTGGGAGGATTGGGGGAGCGTCATTTTTTTAGACAAATATACTTCTGTCGAACAGCAAAGAGCTGATTTTTTTCATGAGCTGGCGCATATTGTTCGCCACGAAGGGCACCAGGATGACTTGCCAGAGCTCTTTGTCGACCTTCAAGAGATCCAAGCATCAAACTTTAGACTAATTGCCTCTATTCCCTATTATCTTCTACCTACGCCCTTAGATATGACATGGAGTGAATATATCGGACTTCTATCAGAAGAGTTCAGAGTACCGATCAAGCTGGCTGCAGATCGTGCCGAGCAGATTGCCTCCAGATTGCACGAAGAATATCACAGCTACCGTGAAGATGTTGAACTTATGAAAGATAAAATTAAAATGGCTGTCTCTCTTTTTCGTTCATCACAACCAAAACCACCTTCAAAAGAGTCAATCCGTCTCCTTCAACAATTAAAAAATCAGATCAGTACACTATAGGAGCTTACTACAATGGCATCTTACACTAAGATCAAAGCAAACAATAAGCAAGGATACAAATGGATATGTACGCTAGAGGGCCCTCCCGACCCCGTAACTGGTAAACGGAAGCAAATCCCTAGAAGGGGTGACACGCAGAAAGAAGCTCTTGCACGTGCTCAAGAATCCCTTAAAGAATATGTTAAATCTCAACATGGACCAACGGTTAGAAATAACAAGATTTTCTTTAACGACGCAGCTAGAGAATGGTTAAGAGCTTACTCCAAAACTAAGGTTAAACAGAAAACTATCGATACAAGGCAAAATTCCATCAATATTTTACTCCGCTATTATGATCAAAAATTGATAAATAAGTTAACTTACAAAATGCATGAAGAACTCGTAAATGATATACACGATAAAGGATTCTCGATAAGTACGATTAAAGGAGCTCATTCAGTTTCAAACATGATAATGAAATATGCATTAAAAAATAAGTGGATAACAGAGAACCCCTTTTCCGAAGTTAAACTCCCTGCAAAATTGCTTACTGTTGAGGAAATTGAAAATGATCCTATTCAAGAGAAATTTTTCGAAAACGAGGAGTTGGCGGAGTTCCTGTTGACAGCAAAAGAGCATGGTTTATACTTGGACAATGAAATCTTCCATTTGTTAGCCTTCTCTGGATTAAGACCTGGCGAGTTGTGTGCTCTCAAAGATAGCGACTTTTTCTTTGAAACAAACGAAATTAGGGTCACAAAAACTCTCTATTACCCTAAGAATAATATGCGTTTGGCATCTTTAACTCCCCCGAAAACAACGGGATCTGTTCGTAGATTCGATGTTCTCGATACTATTATGTTTGCATTAGAGAAACATATCAGTTCTTTAGAGAAATTCAGAGATTACAATAAAAAAAGCATTCCAGATTATCATGACAATACTTTTGTTTTCGCTCGTCCTAATGGATATCCAGTTTTACCAGCCAATATTATGACCCGCATGCAAAGATTATTAAAAAAGACTTCAATCAAGAAAAAGGCAACTCCTCATATTTTCCGTCATACGCATGTATCCATGCTTGCTGAAGCGGAAGTTGATCTGAAAACGATCATGGATAGAGTAGGACATGAAGATGCCAAAACAACTTTAAAGATATACACGCATGTCACTAAAAAAATGAAGAAGAACGCTACTGAAAAAATAAAAATGCACTACGCTGGAATTGTTCAAATTTAG